GTTAGAGCCGGTAAATTGAGTAGCGGAAGCCGCTCCAGCGCCTAAACCAGCAGCTAGGCCAGCACCAATACCAAGAGCTCCAGCAACAGGAGCTGCACCAGCAAGAGCACCAGCAGCGACAGGGGCCACCATATAAGGCAATGAACCGCCAGCAGTTTCTTTAAGTTTTTGCCAAGGGGCTTCAGTCCAACCTTCTTCGGTTGGTTTAAATACTTTAGCTGCTTTTTCTTCGTGTTTCTTAGCTTCGGCTTCAGCTTCTTCAATTGGCTTAACACCAACTTTGCCTTTAAGGCGTTCCCAGTCAGCTTGAATTTGCTCTGTACTAGATTTTAAAGCACCAGTAAACCCTGTGTCGGGTTTAACTTCTGGTTCAGTTGGGGCTCGAGTGGATTTTAGATATTGGAGGCCTTCAACCGACATTCCGTCTAGATTGTTATTGCGTAGGGCCTTCAGGTCGTCAAGCGACAGTTTATCCAAATCCATGGGTAAAGCTTTCTAAATTGTAGGTTATTACTGCTTTTGCTTTCGCGCGATGGCAGCATCAATAGCTGCCGTCGAAATTCCACTACCCAAACCACCACCACCAGTATCTTTACCAGCTAGCTGAGAAGCTTGTTGGCGTAAACTTGCAAAATATTGTTGTTGGTCTTCAGGAGACATTTTAGCAAACTTTTGCTGGAATAGGAGATTCTTCATGTTTTCTTGGTGAATGTCAGTAGCACCTTTCATGACAGCAGTATCAAACTTATCCTTACGAATATCTTCTCTACTACCCACAGCATTTGCATACGCGCCAGCTTTTGTTTTTTCAACAGCCAATAAACCAGAATGGTACGCAGTTTGGTCAGCCAAAGCTTTATACTTATACGCCAACTCGTCATTACCTTCATCGGCCGCAGTACGGTATTTAGCCATATTGAGCTGATAATCTTCTCTATTTTTCTCAAGCGCATTAATAGTTTTACGGCTTGCCGCTAGAGAAGGAAGACCCGCAATCCCACCAGCACCAATAGCTTTACCTAACGAACCAGTAGTAGTCATCATGGTAAGACCCATGTTCATTAACATGTCTGAAAAACCGGTATTTTTCTCGTTGGCAATTTTTTGATTAAAGGCATCTTGAGTTTCGCCTAAACCAGCAAATCTATCTACACGTTGTGGGGGTTGACCAATACCAGCTTGTGCTTGAGCTGCGTTTGCAGCCGCACCGCCTTGACCTGGAGGAGCGCCGCCAGGGGCTTTTTGTCCGCCTGGTGGGTTTGCTGCAGATCGCCTATTAATTTCAGCCTGCATTTCTGGGGTTATTGCTAACGGATTTGTTTGGCCTGTAGGTGTAGCTATACCAGCAACTTTGTCTTGCGCTGCAGCATCTGCATTTGCTTGTGCTATAGCAGCGTCTGTTGTAGAGCTACGTTTATCTGCAAGGCGCGCTGGCAAAGTATCTAAGAAAGAAGGTGTCGAAGGTGCTGGAGGATTCTTTTTGGCGTTTTGTAACCATTCATTCTTTGTATCATCGTCAGATTNTGCTTGTTTATTTAGTTCAACCAAGCTATCCTCTAATCCACTAAATGCAACAATACCACCACCGGCCATCATTTGCTCACTGCCCATATCATGCATATTTTCAGCAGGTAACGCAGCTAGGCCAGAGTGTTCTGGGGGTAAATCTTTAGCTAACATTTGGTCTTTAACAGACGGTTGCTTAGATCCTTGCTCGGCTTGCTGGCCTTGGGAAGCTTGGGTTAATTTGTCGCGTTGTTGTTTAGCTGCCATGGCAATAGCCATAGGAAGGGACTGGTCTTTGCCTTGCATAATAGAAAGCAAGCGTGAGTCAGGATAGATACGCGGATCAAGCGCCATCTTATACATTTGGTCCATACCTAACATTATGCAGCCCTCCCAACCATATCGTAATTAACGGCTTTGTAACCGTTGTCCATAATAAGGACCGCTTCAGGCATAACTTTTTCAACTTCTTGAGCCAAGTACCCAATAAACTTACCATGCCCACATAAAGCGTGGTCTTTAAACTCAGGTTTGTACTCAAACTCGTAAATACCCATACCGTTATCAGCACGCCACAAGAGCACTACATTTTCTTTCAGATTAATATCTGAACCAGCAGCTGCAGCACCGCCACCAAACGCATTGTATGCGCCAAGACCTGCAATACCCAGACCAGTAATTTGATTTACCGTGCTAGGTGCTGCTTGATAGGTTGCGGTAGTTGTTTGCTGCGTTGGTAGTCCACGCAACATTGAATTCATAAACGAAAGTTGTTGCTCTGGATACTGCTGGGCAGTAGCGTAGTTTTGAATCGCTTGATTCATAATGTTTTGCTGTTGCGTTTGTTGCTGTTGTCCGGCTTGGCTTTGAGCTGCAATAATATTTTGCTGTGCGCCCAACTGTTGACCGCCAATACCAGCTAAAGTATTTGCACCGCTGATACCTTGACCTAAACCCTGCATAGCTGCTTGTTGCCCAGCTAAACCTTGAGCGGAAACAGTGTTCATTTGGTTTTGTGCAGCGCCGTACGCATTTTGATAGGCATTACCCACTAGTTGGTTTTGTGCCAACATTTGGTTTTGCTGATTTAAACCTTGTTGTAATGCATTACGAGTTCCGCCAAAAGCGCCAGAAGAAGTAGCTTGCCCTTGTTGTTGAGCGCCTTGCATACCGTATTGTTGGTTTAAAAGCTGCATTGATGGAGCTAACGCATTCTGAATGTACGGGTTCATGTACGATCCAACAACGCCTGGGTTTGTAGAGGCTTGCGCTAAGTTCTGTCCTGTTTGAGCTTCTTGACCAGCCAAACCAAAAGACCCCATTGTTCCCATACCAGCAGCTTGAGAGGCAGCCCCATACTGACCAGGAACTTGTAAGTTAGCAGTCTGTTGTTGTGCCGCTTGCTGCATAGGAGAAAAACCAGCTACATAGTCTGCTGGATTTGAACTGTAAGGAACATAGGGTTTAACGCCAGTAATATCAACAGCCCCAGTATTAGTCTGGTTTCCGCTTGAATCATACTGCGGGGTTTGAGGGCTAGTATTAAATAGCTGTTGCTGAGTAGCGCCAAGCATAGTTTCTGCATAAGGCCGCAGGTAGTCAGGGATATTGGTATTTTGTACGTTTGTAGTAGTAGGTGCAGCTGCGGCTGGAGCTGAAGAACCCCCTCCACTACCGCCCTCTAGTGTCATTCCACCAGCCCCAAAACCACGGCCTAAGCGCGGGAAAAAAGCCTTTTCAGGCAACATAGAATCTAATGTATATCTCATATTTTTGTCTCTACAATAATGTACCGCTCTTTAAACCCATAACGACTCCACAAGCGGGCAATTGCTTCTCTTGCTGCACCCTGTATTTTAGTCGCACCGTGAACTTTTAGTAAATCGCTAAATTGTTTAAATGTATCTTGGTTAGATATTAAACGCCCACCAATAAATGTAACAAAAGCCACCCTATCATTAGGATAATTAATAAAGCTAACCGTGGCCGCTCCTTTAACTGCACCAGTTTGATCTGACGCCACCACCAAAAGCCATTGTCCAGTCGCAACATAAACTTTGACTTGATCAAGCGTGTAATCATCTCCGCCGTGCTGCATAGCGTCTGCAATGTATTTTTCAGCCAAAGGCCAAGCTTGATTAACATATTGATTAGGAACGTGGCGAATTAATAAGCTCATGCTGGCATGTATTTGTCAGCTTTAATTGCGGGAGCTTGCTTAGCTTTACCAGTTCTTGCCTTTCTTACTTTACTCATCATCGCGTACAACTTTTTAGCGCCGGCATCGGAAGAACCATTACCTAAATGAGATACTACATCAGCCGGAACTACAAACTCATTATCAGCCAGCCGTGCTGGTTGTTTACCTTGGATACTAGCTGGAATTGAATCAGACATACCATCACCAGGACCTTTTAACATACGACCACCATCAGAGTAACCGCCTAAGTTAGCAATACCGCCTTGAGCATAGTTTGCATTAGGGGTGTTGTTAATTTTATTCATGGCAAGCATAGCGTTATAGTCACCGCTTTTAGCTTTAGCTGCTACAGTTGCTGGGTCTGTTTGATACTGGCTTACGTATTGGTCCACTGCATCGCGACTATTCTTTAAGTCTTTTAAAGCGTCTTTGCCAGTGCCACCGCCGTACATAGTAGCTGTCATTTCACCCGTTAATGGGTTTGTTTTAGGCTCATAAAGTGTTGCAGACTGCTGGGCAGAAGTTGGCATCTGGGTTGGTGTAGCGTATGCTGAAGTGTGCTGTTGGCTTTGTGGGTACATATCGCCGCCCATAAAATCTACAGGTTCAGAATTTGGGTCAAGTAAACCACCGCCAGCGTAGCCAGGCGGCCTAGCATATCCACTGTAGTTAGCTTGGTATAGGGGGTTTGGAGGCTGCACTACATCAGGATGGTANTTAGCNGGGTCGTANTGNAANTTAGATAAATTTCCNCCAGTATAAGGAGTAGCTGCGGCTGCTGTGCCACCGTATCTCTTATTATCTTGGGCAATTAAAGCGCTTAAACCTAAACCACCTAAAGCAGCTTTAGCGCCAAATCCAAGGGGTTCTGTACCTGTGCCAGCGGCACCAATAACTGAGTTTGCTGGTACGTTAGCAAAAGCATTTGTGTAAGCTTGGCCATAAGCATTTGCTGCTTCCATTGGTATTTGACCTGATGCAACGCCTTGACTAATCATTTGAGGGGTAGCTGTTCCAAGCGTAGTACCTGGGGCAACGGGTAATTCATACCCGGCATTTAAAGCCGCATTTGATCCAGCTTGAACACCTGTCGTATCCGCCGCAGCAACAGTAGGGGATACAGCGGCTCCAGAAGTAGATACGGCAGTAGGAGCACCAGCAGCTAAGTCGCCAGCACCCATATACATACCAGATGCGCCTATACCGGCACCGCCAATACCACCCATAAGGGCATTCTGCATTACATTTTGACCTGTAAGAGCTGCAACACCACCACCTGTTACTGCACCAATACCCGCACCAGTAACTGCCGCAGCGCCAGTAGCGCCAAGACTTTCTTCAAGCAAAGGCGCAGCTGCGCCATCAGTCATAACTGTAGCGGCTAGAGCCGCAGCTATTGGTAAATAACTTTCAAAACCACCAGAACTTCCGCCGCCGCCAGCCATAATCTATCCTTTACTTTTTACCGATTTTACCACTTAAACCGCTGTTCCGGTAGCATCTACCCATTTAGTTCCTGCCCACCAGATGGGTTTTCCTACAGTACCAAGGCTTGTATCAAAAAACTGTTGCCCAGTTAGTTGTTTTGTCTTGGGTCTTTGTGTTGTAGGCCCAAAATCAGGGGTAGCCAAAGCCTGAGAAAAGTTGTTTAGCAGCGTGAAATATAGCCGCAGGGCGTTATTCATTTGGTCTTGGTACTGCTGATTATAGTCAGCCGGGGCAATAAGTAAGTTAGGTGGCGCAGGTATTAACGGCGTACCGTTATAGTTCTGATATGCTGGAATAGTCATTATCTTCTACCATCTGGACGAATATCAATACGGGGGCTACCTAACTGCCAAGCTACACCAACACCTGTAGATTCTATTCTGAAGCTCATCTGCCGCCCGCGTAGTCTTGTATAAACCTGGCCATCGAACTGTTGAATTGTATATTCGGGAACTGTTGTATAGTTTTGAGCAGATTGAACTTGCGGGTTATCTGCAGCGCCATAAGGTGTACCAGAGTTTTCACGAGGCTTTACGGTCATCGTTACGCTCGGCTGGTTTGTTGTAGATCCATTAAAGTTCACGTCAGGTAGTATGCGCCATACAAAGCCAAAGTTGTGCCCATCACCAATATCAAAGTCTGAGGATTGAACATAAGCATCTATCGGTAAGGTTGCGGAAGTTGATAGGTCATCGCAGCCATTTTCTTGGTAAAGAAGTCTATTGTTGTAATCAGCGGCAATAGGATAAGGCTGTGTACCTGTTTGCATCCAAGCTGAACGAGCCATAGTTCCATAGTACCAAACACGGTCTAAGTAGTTATAGATTACGTATTTATCGACTGTAGTATTTCCGCTACTTTGACTTACGTAATACCACCAAACCTCATTAAAGGCTTCATTAGCCCCAGCAAAAACTTGATAGGCTTGATCTTGGTTAATATCGGCGAATATATACTGGCGCAGGGAACAAGGAAGAACCTCAACCCGACCAGAATACATATAGAATCGGTCACGACCCATCCAGTAAGTTACGTTATTAACTGTAATCATGGAGTTAGGGGACATAACAGTTATGTTATCCATCAGCACTTGGAAACCCCAAACATAAGGAGCGCCTAAATACTGCATAGAGTATAAGCAAGAATCTGTCCAAACTAAAATCTCTTGGCGGGTTGCACGAGCACCCATAATATATGAGCC